CCGGAAGACAATTTGCACCGGAGGGTTATTTTTGATGAAATTGCGCACACACAACAAATCGCAATGGATGTGGCTTATGTTAAGCACGGGGGAAATCCATCAGGAAATCCTGGAACAGTTATGGTAAATACCATTGCTAATGCCATTTATTTCAGGTACGTGTGGAAAATGTTAGCGCCAGAGGAATATGCGACTTTGGCGTCTTACCATAAGTTTGTTCGAACAAAAGCTTATGGCGATGATGTTATAGTTGCAGTTTCTCCTGTTGTTGAACCGTTTTATAATATGCAGACGGTATCGGATTGCTTTGCGAAGCTAGGAATAGAGTTTTTGGACACTACAAAAACGGTACGACTAGAACAAACGAACAAAGATTTGCTGGAATTGGAATTTTTAAAAAGGACTAGTGCTTTTGTTCCAGAAATATCACGACAAACGCGCGTCGGTAGAATTGACAAATATGTCATTTATGAATTAACAAATTGGATAAGAGAAAGTGATGACAACGTGGAAGCTTGTGTATTAAATTGTCAAACGGCCTTGCGGTATGTATTCTTTTGGGGAAGAAGTTTCTTTACTGAATTCCGGAAAGAATTAGAAAAGGCGTTTGCTAAGATAAAGAAAGTTGTGCATTTGTATTCGTGGAGTGATTTGTTGAATGTTTATACCGGGAAGAGTGGATTTGCAGCATACCAGTGGCCACATGAACTAACATTTGAGAGTATGCCAGTCCACGTGGAGTGCCACTCGATGCCGAATGAATTAGTTGTGACTGAAAAAGATGGAACAGCTATTACTACAGCGGAAGCGGTTCCAGTTGCTAAAGTGGAAAAAGCAGTGTCAGCTAAGGAGAATGGCAGAATGATTATGGCGGATCAACCATGGAATATGGCTGATTCAGTGCGACGCTTTGTCTTATTTTCAACAATACCGTGGAGTGCGTCGCAAGGAGTAGGCACGGTGTTGGCGGAAATATCGGTGCCATTTAGTTTAACACAAGCAAGTGCAATGTCGGGGATGGCGGTTGACAACTTCATATTCTTTCGAGGCGATGTTGTGTTGCGGGCGAAAATATCTGGCACGCGTTTTCAAAAGGGTCAACTCTTGTTTTATTTGTGCCATGTTTGGATTTAGGAGTCGTGCAATCATGGCACGAGCACAATGTTCCAGCAATTACATCGTTGGATCTAGTGCAGAAGTCACGTCCAAACACAAGTGGAGAGGTAGAATTGCGTATTCCTTTTCGCAATTGGAAGCGTTTTCTGAGAAGTCCAACAAGTGCTCTGTCG